ATGTTAATTGAAAAGAATATCTCGTACGGCAACTCTGCCCTTGAGCCAGCAAGAATATTTTCAACGGCGGACTCAACAGAGCAATTAAAAGTTCGTATTGATGATAAATTAAATAGGGTAAAGAATAACCAAGGATATGCTGGAGACAACGATATTGATGATTTAATTGGATATTTAGTCCTATATAAGATTGCCAGGGCTAATTCTGATTGACATTTTAGTCGACTGAAAGTATACTGTATTAATGAGCGAAATAGAATTGTCAGAACGTTTTGACAGAATGAATAGGGTAGTTGAAGAACTTCTAAAAGGAAGCACACCCACACAGATTTCCACAATTACAGGAATACAGCGCAAGGAAGTCCTTGAGCTAATCGATGACTGGAAAGACGTTGTCCATAATGATAGCAACATCAGAGATCGTGCCCGAGAAGCCATCTCAGGGGCGGATCAACACTATGCCATGCTTATCAAAGAAGCGTGGAAGACCGTAGAAGATGCAGATCAATCTGGACAGTTAGCAGTTAAGTCTGGTTCACTAAAGCTTATTGCAGACATAGAGACTAAAAGAATTGCAATGCTTCAATCAATTGGAGTACTTGAAAATAATGAAATTGCATCTCAAATTGCAGAGACAGAACGCAAGCAAGACATTCTTGTTAAGATTTTAAAAGAAACTACATCAACATGCCCTAAGTGTAAGATGGAAGTTGCAAAGAGATTATCCCAAATAACTGGAGTAATCGAGTCAGTACCAGTAGAGGAAGCCGATGTCGTTTGAGTTTACCGACCTTATCGACATGCTTGATGGAGAGGAGTTCGATGAAAAACCAGTCGATCTTAAAACGTTTGTTAGAAGTCCAGAATACCTTGGGCTTCCAGAACTTTCCGACTATCAGTACACGCTTATCGAAAAAAGCTCGCAAATTTATAAAGACTCAACCCTTATTAAATTATTTGGAGAAGAAGAAGGAAGAATAAGATTTAAGCAAACTGCAAATGAAGTAGTTGCTCAGCTTGGCAAAGGTTCAGGAAAAGATTACTGCTCAACAATTGCAGTTGCCTATATAGTATATTTACTATTGTGCTTAAAAGACCCAGCCACATATTACGGAAAGCCTCCAGGAGATAGCATTGATATCATTAATATTGCTATTAACTCTCAGCAGGCAAGCAACGTATTCTTTAAAGGATTTAAAACAAGAATTGAAAAATCCCCTTGGTTCGCAGGAAGATACACAGACAAAGCAGCAGAAGTTAAGTTTGATAAAGCAATAACAGTACACTCAGGCCACTCAGAGCGTGAAGCCTGGGAAGGATATAACGTTATCGTTGTTATCCTAGATGAGATTTCTGGCTTTGCAATTGAAAATACAACAGGGCACGACCAAGCGAAAACAGGTGCGGCTATATATGACATGTATCGTGCATCAGTAGACTCTCGTTTTCCAGACTTCGGCAAAGTTATTTTGCTTTCATTCCCCAGATACAAAAACGATTATATTCAGCAAAGATACAATGCCGTCGTAGCTGACGTTGAAACAGTTGTTCGTGATCATCGGTTTAAGATGGATGAAGATCTACCAGATGGAACAGTAGGAAATGAGTTTGAGATTCAATGGGAGGAAGACCATATCCTTTCATATAAAATTCCTAGAGTATACGCTTTAAAGAGACCAACTTGGGAAGTTAATCCAGTAAGAAAGATTGATGACTTTAAGGTTGCATTTTTTACAAACCCTACGGACGCTTTATCACGTTTTGCATGTATGCCACCTGATGCAGTTGATGCATTCTTTAAGTCAAGAGAAAAGGTTGAGAAGGCTTTTAATAAAGCCCACCTAGCAGTAGATAACTTTGGTAGATTAGAAGAATGGTTTATACCAGATCCAGATAAAGAATACTTTATACACGTTGACCTTGCTCAAAAACATGACCACTGTGCAGTTGCAATGGCTCACGTTAACAAATGGGTTAACATAAAAGTAACAGATACCTATTCACAGCCTGCACCAATTATTGAGATAGATGCAGTAAGATTTTGGACACCAACAAAAGATAAGTCTGTAGACTTTACAGAAGTTAAAGACTATATTCTTTCATTAAAAACACGAGGATTTAAAATTCGTGTATGTACCTTTGACAGATGGAATTCACATGATATGATGCAACAACTAAAACAATACGGCATCAATACAGAAATTCTATCTGTCGCTAAAAAGCATTACGATGATATGGCAATGGTTGTTGCCGAAGAAAGAGTAGTCGGACCACACATACCATTGCTTATAGACGAGCTATGCCAGCTTAGAATTATGAGAGACAAGGTTGACCACCCAAGAAAAGGCTCTAAGGACTTGGCGGACGCAGTGTGCGGATCAATTTATAATTCAATAAGCAGGAGCAAATTTGATTCCAATCAGGAAGTTAATATACACACCTATGAGTCAATGAGTTACGACAATGATTTTGGAACAGAGGCAGACGGAGAAACAAATTCTTATAATATGATTAGGGCTCCGAGAATGCCAGAAAATTTAAAAGACGCAATGGACAGGATGCAAATAATATGAGCACGTATCAAGAAAAAGCAAAAGAATGTAAGTGCTGTGGAAAACACGTACCACTACCCACTGTATTAAAAGAATATAATGGAATAGTTCTTTGCCCGACTACATTTTCTAATGTAATCGAATATAAAAGAATATGGAAACTCGCTGGCCACAGGCCAATGGGTAACATAAGAAAACATTTTTCAGATTATGTTCAGCAAATAGTAGAAGAAACTATTGACAAAAATGAAGACGGCACGTTATAATAGACAACTAGGCAACAATAGCTTAGTTGGTTAAAGCCCCGAACTCATAATTCGGTAATCGTAGGTTCAAGTCCTACTTGTTGCACAGGGAGACAATATGACAGAAGACGAAGCAAATGATGCAAGGCTTGCATACTACTTAGAAATAGGTGCCGTAAGTTTTGAAGGTGTTGATGAAAGCGGAGAAATAATTTATTCAATTAGTGATAGTGCAAAAGAGTTGGCTCCAGAGCTTTGGCAATCACATATAGAATATGTAGATAAGTCTTTAATGGATTTGTATGAAAAAGGTCTTGCCCATATTGAGTACAATGAAGATTTAGAAGCAATTATTAGCTTAAGCCCAGAAGGCCAAAAGCTTGCAAAAGAAATGGGATTGATTGAAATGGATCTGGATCGAGATATTCCAAATGATTAGTCTATGCCTTCGTAGCTCAGGGGATAGAGCGAGACTCTTCTAAGGTCTGCGTCGCAGGTTCGATTCCTGCCGAGGGCACAATGCGGATGTTGCATATTGGTAGTGCCTCTGCCTTCCAAGCAGAAGGGGTGAGTTCGATTCTCATCATCCGCTCAAATAAAAAAATGCTATACTAATCATAAGCAGTACAAAAAATAAGGAGAACAAGATGAACGTTTTAAAAAAGCTTAAGGATTTTTTTGGAGTTAAAGAAGATGTCTATTCTGTAAACATAGATGAGATTTTAGCACCAGCCAAGAAAGCTCCAGCAAAGAAGGTAGCCAAGAAGGCTCCTGCAAAAAAGACAGCTAAAAAGGCACCAGTCAAGAAGGTGGCTAAGAAAGCGCCAACTAAGAAGGCTAAGTAATGTTTGAGTACTACGTTAAAAAGGTTACAAAGGTTGTAGACGGAGATACCATCGATGTAGATATTGATCTTGGATTTGATATCTCATTTAGCTCACGAGTTAGGTTAGCGGGAATAGATACTCCTGAAAGCCGTACCACAGACAAAATGGAAAAAGCGCTTGGCCTTGAATCTAAAGAGTATTTAAAGAAAGCAATTGATGCATCTAAGACTGTTGTTATTAAAACAGAAAAAATGGACTCATCAGAAAAATACGGGCGTATTCTTGGATGGCTATTCCTAGACGGATCTAAAGTATCAGTCAATGAACAAATGATTGCCGATGGATATGCTTGGGGATACCTAGGGGATACCAAGGTAAAGGACTTTGAAGCACTTGCTAAAGTAAGGGCTAAGAAGAAATAGACAAGATATAAATATTTTGCTATAATAGTATACGGACTGCTCAATAGAGGGTCCGTATATTAATTTATTCGCTTGAAAGGGGAATAACATGGTAACACAATTCGCAATGGATCTATTTAATGATCCTTTTTTTATTGGCTTTAACAGGGACCTAGCCCGTCTAAATAGTGCACACAAAATCAACTCTCAATCATATCCTCCATATGATCTTCTTAAATTAGATGAAGATACATATAGGTTATCGCTTGCTATTGCAGGATTTACCAAGGAAGATGTCAGTGTTTCAGTAGAAGATGGAACGCTTATCATTAAGGGTGAAATTGTAGAGGTTACAGATGCAGAAATTGTTCACAAGGGTATTGCTGGTAGAAAGTTCGTCAGATCTTTTGCTCTAGGTGAATACATGGAAGTATCTGGTGCAGAGCTAAAGGACGGCATGCTACATATTAATGTTGATCGCATTGTTCCAGAAGAAAAAAAGCCTAAAGCAATTAAAATCAAGTAAGGTATAATAGAAATCTGCACCCCGTCACTGGGAAGTCGCAGATAGCGGGCCGTTACCCGCAGGATGGACCTGAGTATGTCCCGAAACTGCTCATTATAATTAAAGGATAAAAATGCCAGTATACGAATACAAATGTTCATACGATGATGCACATCCAACAATGTCAGTACATAGATCTATTAATGATAATGATCCAGGATACACATGCGTAGAGTGTGAAGCAAATATGACAAGACACTTTACACCGTTCGGCATACAGTTTAAAGGTAACGGGTTTTATAAAACAGACAATCCTAAATAGTTCAATGATATAATTAACTAAGCAGACATAGTGTTTGTTTAGGAGTTATAGTTGACTAGGACTAAAGCATGGAGATTATCATTAGCATTCATTTTAATGTTTGGATGGCTATTTCTCACACCTGCTTATAGCGATGATCCACTTTCAGTTGCCGCTGAAGAGATAGCAGAACTAAACGAAAAGGTAACAAATCTTACAGAAGAGGCAGATACTAGAGCCTTAATAGATATAGCAGAAGACAAATACGATGCAGCAGTAGCATCAAAATCTGCTAGGGATAGCGCATATGCTGCATATAATGAGGCGGTAGAAGCAGAAACAACAGCATTGTCTGAAAAAACAACAGCTCAATCAGCAGTAGATGGGCAAACGGTAACAGTTGCTACAGCCTTAGAAGATAAAAACGATGCTCAAGATGTATTAGATATAGCAAACATAAATCTACAAACAACGCAATCTACTGTTCAATCCGCTGGTAATCAGGGACTGGAATATACTGTTTATACCTTATTAAGAAATGGTAGCCAAGCAGTGACTGGATCTGTTATATGTACTGGTATATGGAATTCAAATTCAATGAACCTCCCAGTTTGCGGATATTACGAAGATATCATTGTTAAGTTTACTGGAAAAATTACAGTTCCTTCAGACTGGACTTCAGTATATTTTGCAGGATATACAGATGATGGTTTTAGGATGTATGTGGACGGAAACCTTGCCGTTGATAACTGGGTAGAACAAGGATCGACATGGAGTCCTTACTCACCAGTTTATGATGTTAGTCAAGATAAAACTTTAGATGTAGAAATATGGTGGTATAACGGTGGCGGCCCAGGCTCGTATCACCTTGGCTGGTCAATTCCAGGCGGGTGGACTGGTGCGGGATGTGCTTATACTGGAGGATGGGGTATAGGATTTAGTTGTAATTTAAATACATTTTCTTATGGCGTAGGTGCAACGCAATCACAAATTGATGCATACAATGCAGCAATAACTGCACAGGCGACGGCACAGACAGATTACAATACTAAGCTTGCTACATACAATACAGCAAATTCTACATTAACCACATACAGTCAAACATTAACAACTAAGACTAATACCTATAATACTGCAGTAACAAATACAGCAAATGCATTAGCTGCTAAAAATAATACACAGTCAACTTATGATCAATCTATTATTAATTTAAATAATGCAATAGATGATGCATGGGAATTATATAATGAAACTTGGCAATTTGAAGAACAACAAAGAGTTGCTGCAGCAATAGCTGCTGCTATGGCAAATCAACCGCAGCCAACTCCAGATGCAACAACTGATCCTACGCCTGAACCTTCTCCTGAGCCATCACCTGAACAAACTGAACCAGACGATTCCACTCCAACTCCAGATTCTGAAACCACAGATGAACCGACACCAGATCCAACTCCTGAGACAGAGCCCACTGATGAGCCTTCACCAGAGCCTTCACCTCAGCCATCGGATATAGATCAAGAGCCAACTCCTGAACCAGAGCCAACTCCTGCTGAACCTTCTGAAGAACCATCTACCAATACTATCACAGAAGAGACAGCAAACCTAATTGCAGATTTAACAAGCAAAGATACATTAACTAAATTAACTCCAGAACAAAAAGCGGCTGTTGCGGAAGGACTTGGAATTAGAGCATCAGAAATAGCAAAGGTGGCAGCATTAGCTGCTACTGATAAAAATTTAGCAACAGCTCTAGAAGAATTCGGTGATAGAATTAAAGAAAACGCTAGTGCTCCAATGCCATATACATTAGCAGATGCAACAACAGAGGTTGCCACAGAAGCATTTTTATCAGACCCAATTGGAGCTATTACGGATATTGATTTTGAGAAATTATTTAGCCCATCAGAATGGGGTAAAGATATGACGGATGATCAAAGAGAAAAAGCACAAGAGGTTGTAGTGCCAGTAATTATTGCAGGAAATATAGTGGCAGCAGCCATGACAAGGAGGATATAATGAAAATAATTAAAGGTTTCTTTAATTGGATATGGGAAGCAGTAAAGGAAAGCATAGCCCAACTATGGACCCTCCTTGGGTTCTTTATAGCCTGGCTAACCCTTACAGGGACAGCACAGGATGTAGTCGGCATAGCAACAGTAATAGTCACTGTAATTTGGCTAATTACCATACCTCTCAGAAAAGACGAAGAATAAGGTATAATAGAGGTATGAAAAGAATAACTGCTATTGCTTTATCAGGGCTATTAATGCTATCATTAACTAGCTGCGGATATCAAGGTTTTTACAGATACCCATGCCAAAACCCTGATAATTGGGAAAAAGCTGAATGCAATCCTCCAATTTGTGAAGCGACAGGCACATGCACTAAAGATGTAATTGGTAAAGATCCAATTGCAGAAGACAAGACGGGTACACCAAATGGCTAAAGAAAGACTAAGTCCACAGGATTTAGATGCTAGATTAAAATTTATTTTAGGAATTACATTAGGCACAATTCTTTTGTGCACATCATTGGGCATTTTGTATGCTTTAATTTTCGTAA